TGGCTCCGCCGCATCGTGACGGCGCGCAAAACGCGGCGGGAGCGGGGGCGACGGAAAGCGAAGAAATGACGATGACCGTGGCGTGCGAATTTGAGTACGGGTGTGTGGCGTGGGTGAGGTGGAGCGATGAGTGAGGAAGTCAAGGCCGTTGAGATCCGGGCCGAACTACGCCAGATAAAGACGATGGCAGACGGCACGGTGAATATTGTCCTGAACCTGCCGGAAGATTGCAAGGAACAGGTAAAGGTGATGCTGGACTGGTTGGGACTGGAAGTGGGAGCGGTAATCGAGACGCATGGATAACAGCGCGGAAGAACGAAAGCCTTGGGAGCAATTGCCAGATGAGCCAATCGTAGCTTACCGGCGCTTTTTGGTTTACCTGTACTTGGGACCAGGAAGGTCGGTAGAGAAGGCTGCCGAGGCACAAAAAGGCACAAAAAGGCACATAGGCGGAGCGTGGAAAAGGGATTGCTCCGAGTACCGTTGGGTAGAGCGCGCCGCCGCCTATGACATTGATTCGCTCTCTCGGGTTGGCTCCGATGTTGTGGTTCTGTGGGTGCGGTCGATTGCAAAGCTGGCAGAGATGGCCTACAGCGAGATCGAAGAGGGCAGACACAAGCCGCGCAATCTCGAACAGTTGTTAGAGGTGATAGGTGTACTTGGGAACTTCGTCACGCCAGAAACAGTCCAAGCCGCAAGGGAGTTTACACGCGGTAATTTCGGGCAGCCGGGCGAGCAGGACATTGAGTCACACAACCAGGATTGACCCCTGGAAGAAGTGGCTTCACAACCTGTTTGAGCCGTACACACGCGCCAAATTCTCCCCTCGACATATTGAGTTTTGGGACTGGATCGAGCGCGTTGAGCTTGGTGTGCGCCTGCCCCCATTTGTGGCTATTTGGCCGCGTGGCGGGGCAAAGTCAACGTCCGCCGAACTTGCCGTTGTGCGCCTTGGGGCCAAAGCGGTCCGGCGTTATGTCTGGTATGTATCCGCAACTCAAGACAAAGCAGATAAGCACGTTGACACAATAGCGGCAATGCTGGAAAGTCGCGGGGTAGAAAAGGAGCACCCCGACCTGGGGAACCGGCTCATCGGCAAGTACGGCAACTCCAAGGGCTGGCGGAGAAGCCGCCTGCGCACCGCTTCCGGCTTCACCGTTGATGCGCTGGGCCTGGATACCGGGGCACGCGGCGCAAAGGTGGAAGAGGCGCGGCCTGATCTGATCGTTCTGGATGACGTGGACGAGAAGCACGACAGCCTGGCGATTGTCGAGAAGAAAATCGAGACGATTACCACGAGCCTGCTGCCTGCCGGGTCCAACGATTGCGCGGTGCTGTTTATTCAGAACGTCATTCACCCTGACAGCATCGCCGCCCGGCTCGTGGACGGGCGCGCCGATTTCCTGGCTGACAGGCAGGTATCCGGGCCATACCCGGCGGTCGTCGGCCTGACCTATGAACTGCGGCACGACGCGGAATTAGAACGCCCGGTCTACCGTATCACCGGCGGAGAGGCGACCTGGGAAGGGCAGAGCATCGAGATTTGCCAGAGCCAGATATTGCAATGGGGCCTGTCCGCCTTTCTCCAGGAAGCCCAGCACGAAGTCGAGCAGACCGGCGGCATTTGGGACCACATCGAATTCCAGCACATCGAAGCCGCGGACCTGCCTGAGTTTGTGCGCGTCGCGGTGTGGGTTGACCCGGCGGTGACTTCGACCGACGACAGTGACAGCATGGGCATTTGCGCCGGGGGGCTGACGGAGCGCGGCCAGCTCGTGATGCTCTACGCCTGGGAAGCGGTGACTTCCCCTGTAGACGCCTTGAAGCGGGCCATCCGCAAGGGGATTGAATTAGGCGCATCGACCGTAGGTGTGGAGACCGACCAGGACGGTGACACCTGGGGAACTGTGTACCAGCAGGCGTGTCGCGAACTGGCGGCGGAGATGGGCGCGGCCCGTTTCCCCGCCTTCAGGAGCGGCAAGGCGGGGGCGGGGTACGGGAGCAAGGTTGAGCGCAACCAGCTCATGTTGACCGACTACGAGAGCGGGCTGGTGCTGCAGC